AACCCACCGGGCGACCCTCGCTTCCTCGCACTCGCAGAAAAAGCGAATACAGCAATCGGTAACATAGTGGCGGCCCACAAAGACGACGGCGGGAAGGTTGACGCTCTTGCAAGATCAGGCCTTATTGAGGTTATCGTTCACACACGCGGAGAAATTAATTCGCTTCAGCAGATGCACTACTCAGAGCTCGAGAAACTTGCTGCAAACACGATAGACGTAAAGGCTCAAAAATGATCGCGTCGGCAACAGACTCGGTTCCGGTTCTACCGATTAGCCAAGTGCAGGCAAATTTCCTTGCAAGCGATTTCCCAATCACGGCAATGGTGTGCGGTCGTGGAGGCGGGAAAACCTTTATCGGTAGTTACCGCATTATTACGCGAGCTCGCCATAACGATCATTGGATGGCCGTGAGCCCAGACGCGGGCGTGTCGATGGAAACGACAGTTCCGACGTTTATTGAAAACTGCGAAAAGTTAAATTGCCTGAATCGCGTTGTAATGAGCCCATACCCGCGAATATGGTGGAAAACACTAGATGGGGGCGAAGCGCAAATTGTTTTTAGATCGGCAGAAAAACCAGACAAGCTACGCGGCCCTAATAAAAGCGGGTTATGGCTCGACGAGGCAAGCTATCAGCCGGTCGATGCAATGCGGATCGCTCGAGCTACGTTGCGACGCGGCGGCGTTATGGGCCCGACAATCTTGACGATGACACCGCGAGGCCGCTCCCACTGGACGTTTGAATTGTGCTACGCACGCGCGGAGGGCCACGAACCAAACCAAGTTGTCATCCAAGGAATCCCGTACGTTCCGAAAAAAGGCGTAAAGCTAATACAGGCAAGCACAGCGGATAATCCGTTTCTGCCCGAGGACTTCTTTGACTCGATGCAGCAAGACCTATCGCCATTACTTGCGGCACAGGAACTTGGCGGTCAGTTTATTGACATTGACGGCTTAATGTTCCGACGCGAGTGGTTCATGCCAGTCGATCAGGCACCAAGAGATGCGTTGCGGGTACGTTACTGGGACAAAGCAGCGAGCACTATCGCAACGAGTTCGTTTACAGCAGGAGTTCGCGTATCGCGTTGCCCGAGGGGTATTTTCTACATTGAGGACGTCGTGCGGGGCCAATGGAGCCCAGCAGACCGAGACACAGTAATTTTACAAACGGCACACGCGGATTCGGAGAAGTTCGGAGGCGAAGTGCTAATCTACGCGGAGCAAGAGGGCGGATCCGGTGGAAAAGAGGTAATGCAGCAGATGATAAAAATGCTTGCAGGGTTTCCGGTTTATCGCGACTTGGCAAGCGGATCGGCACAACGCAACGTCGGCGGCGCAAAGCTACCGGGACAGGCGAAAATAACTCGAGCACAGCCGCTCGCAGCACAAGCAGAGGCCGGTAACGTAAGGATCGTCAAAGCAGCTTGGAATCAAGAGTTTCTAAGCGAGCTCTCAGCGTTTCCCGAATCGTCACAGGCCGACCAAGTGGACGCATCAAGCGCAGCGTTAAACCGATTAGCAGCCTTAACCCAACCGGAGGATGCAGTTGCGGACAGGAAGCGATACGAAATAGAGAACAATAGGTTTGGGCAAAGTTTACAATCACTCGGAAAAAATGGGCGGCGAAATTTATACAACAGGATTCGATAATGAGCTCACTCACTCGACTTGCCCGACGCTCGCGTGACTTTCTTCTCGGCAGAACAGGAGGACTCGGTACACGTAACAATCGCACCGAAGGGAGCGTTTACATCGAAAAGCCGCCTATTGAAGCGGGGCAAGGAATACGAAGGAGCTTGCGAAGGCGCCTCGAGGATATGGGCCTACGGTCTAGGCTACAGCGAGTTAGGCAGGATGAAATAATAGGACAGCCGCAGCCGCCAGCGTTAGGGCCAGCACCACCGCCACCGCCGGGCCCACCAATTAACGATATTATTGATCCGGGAGGACGCATACCGCCGCCGTTTCCAGCGGGCAGGCGCGGCTTCAGCGAGGACGAATGGGTAGCAGAGTGGCAGCGGCGACGGCAAGCCGAGCAAGAGCGAGAGCGAGAATACGACGAAATAGAAGTGCTCGGCAGAAGTCTCGACTTTGACGAAGATGAATTTCAACTCGCGATGCAAAACGCTGTACGCGTCACCAGCAGCAACGTTTATTCCTACTTTTGGCAGCCGGAAAGTAAACACTCAGGGATACTTTACGTCACGTTTCTAGCACCGGCGGTAAGCAAAAATGCACCGAGAACCGGCCCCGGGCCGACCTACGCTTATTACGGCGTGACGACGCAAAAATTCAGGCGATTCAGGACTCAAGCCATTGAATCGCCCGGATCCGCTGTTTGGGATCATTTACGAGTTAGGGGCACGATTTTCGGCCATCAGGTGCAATATCGACTCGTTGCAGTCACAGGCGAGTACGTTCCAAGAAAGGCGACGCGAAAAGGTTTCAGAACGCGGCACCTAAAACCACTTGGCAGACCAAGCCAAGTTAATGCTAGACTTCCAGCCAACGCAACGAACCGAGAACGTGAGCTATACCGTCGCGGGTTCAGGCGAAGCACCCTACCGGCACAAGATTACGGACAAACAGACCGAGGAACGCCGGATAGAGGCGCACCAGACAGAGGCTAATAATGAAAAAAGACGACGCAGCGCTACCAGCGGAGTTTCTCTACAGCAGGGCAAAAGACCCAGCGGCGGGAACGTCGGGATCTCCGAATTTTAGCCGAGAGATTTTGCCGCACGTTAGCAGCGTAAACGGCAGATACGGGCTAGTAAGCTATTCGTACCTATCCGCAGACCAAGCGATTTCCGATAGCCGAGAAAACGCGTATCGGATGCGTAACGATTGCGGGATAATGGAATCCCTGCACGCGAGACAACGCGCCGTTGCTCTACAGAATTGGTCGATTGAGCCCGAGGATTCTAGTAGCTACGAGCAGCAAGAGCTCGTTCGTTGCATGACAGACATTTTGCAGGAAACGCCGCGATTTACCGAGATGCGACGCTGTTTGCTCGAGGCGTTATGGTACGGGCGATACATGACGCTCGGCACGTTTGAAAACAAGAGTATTGGCGGAATTAACCGTATTTGCTGCAACGGATGGAGCCCTCGCAACGGCGACAAATTGAAATTTAGATTCGACGACGGGACGCTGAAGCACGTAAACGGCCAAGTCGGTATCCGCGTGAGCACCGCATATTCGGCACCAAGAAATTATCTGGACCCGACAACCGGAGAGGTTGTTCAGAAGGTACAGCCTACGGAGGAAGGGCTTGTCTATTGGCTGGACAAATGGGAACGTCGTCAGTCAGTCGTGCACAAGCACATGATCGAGGACGCACCGTTTTTCGAGCCAAAGATGGCCGGGCGAATTAACGGCGTCGGTATCCGCGACTATATCTATTGGGATTGGTACGCAATGATCGAGTGCCTACAGCGAGTCGTGGAATACTTAGACAGAGCCGCGTTCGGCGTCGAAATATGGCCGTATCAGGCAGGTAGTCCAGCACAAAAAGCGGCGACCGAAAAAGCAGCCGAGGAAGCGATGGGAGGCGGTCGAACCATCATTCTCGCACCGATTCAGCCCGGCGAGGACCAAGAGCTCTACGTTCCAAGGCTTATTGAGCCGGGCCTAGGCGGTATCAACACGACTATCGACATGATACGAACGTACTGGGGTCACAAGATCAAAAGATTTATTCTAGGACAAGTGTTAAGCAGCGAGGCAGAAGCTACGGGACTCGGATCCGGCGTTGCCGACGCTCACTTAGCTACGCTTGCCGATATTGTGCAATACGACAGCGTTAATCTCGAGGAAACAATCACGACGGATTTTCTTCGTCCATTGCAGCTATGGAACTTTCCCAAAAGCGCTAACATACGATTACAGTTCCGCATTAGCACCGAGGAACCGGACAGCGACCGACGACTTGCTTCGATGAAAATGGCGTGGGATATGGGCATGAAAATTAAGGCCGACGAAGTTGCCGACACTATCGGCGTGTCGATGCCCGATGCAAGCGACGAAGTATTACAAAATCCGGCGTTCATGCAGGCAGGGCAAGCAGCGATGGGGATGCCAGAGGTTGAGTCGCAAATGGCGGCAATGCCACCGGCAGGAGTTCCAGCATCGAAGCCAATAGACTTGGGGCAGATAATTGAGCAGAACAGCGCAAACGGCGCGGCAATGCGGCGAACGTTCAAAAACCGAGTCGAAACGTATTTGTAAACAGAGCCAAGAAAAATGGAAAATTCAAAATTACGGACACCAAAACGAGCGGAAGCATCCCCGCCGGTAAAGATAAATGCGCCGCCAGTAAAAACAAATGCGCCGCCAGTAAAAACAAATGCGCCGCCGGTAAAGATAAATGCGCCGCCGGTAAAGATAAATGCGCCGCCAGTAAAGACGAATGCGCCTAGCCGCGATGATAATTTACGAGGGCAAGCTACAGGCAATCAGCGCCAGCAGGCAAAGCCAACGTTTCGCGACACGGTAGAAAAAAAGCAGCAAGAGATTGCAAACGAAAAA